CATGGCGGTAATGGTTCTTCAACTTACTTCACAGGTGGTGGAGGAGGTGGAGGAATTGACGGCGGAGGCGGATATGGAACTAATGGTGCGGCAGGTGGCTCTGGTTATACTTCTGGCGGTCAAGGTTCTGGTGACAGTTCTTCAAACACAGCCGCAGACGGAGGTGGCTCTGTAGGTGGTTCTAAAGGAGTTTCTGTTGGTACTGGTCGTGGAAACGCAGGTGGGGGTGGCGGCTCTCATGGTGGCGGAGGAGGCGGCGGTGCTGACCCAACTAATGCGAGTGGTAATGTCGGTTCTGGCTCTGGCGGAGGCGGTGCTGTCGTAGTTATTACATAATGCCTAGAAAAAAATTAATATGAAAGATACAAACGAATTAAATTTAGAAATAGAAAAGATTAAAGGTGATATTAAACTTATTAATCAGTCGCTAGATACAATTAAAAATAATCATTTATGGCATTTAGAAACTAAGGTAAATACACTTAACAAAGTAATGTGGACTGTAGGTATCATGGTGTTTGGACAGCTATTATTAGTTGTTAGAGAGTTTATAGTATAATGTTTAAAATACTAGCAACCGTATGTTTTCTTTCGGTTGGCATAGGTGAACAAAATTTATGTATGCAAGGTTGGATACCAATGACACAACCTATTGCAACAATCCAAGCCTGTAATCAATCAATTAATGAAATATCAGAATATATAGACGAAGATTTCAAACAAAGAAGAGTATCAATTTATTTACAATGTGTGAGGGAAAATGGGACTACCAATATTTAAACTGCTCAGTTTCGGTGTAAAAACTGCGGCTGACATATATCAAACAAAAAAAGAAACAAAACAACTTGAAGCATTAGCAGAGAGAAATCATGTAGAAAGAATGGTAAAAGGTGAAGTTGAATATAAGAAAGCTGTTATCGCAAGTAACGATAATGGTTGGAAAGACGAGTTCGTCTTGGTTCTTATATCCATTCCTATTTTGCTATTGGGTTATTCTGTTATCTCTGACGACCCTAACATTCGTGCTAAACTAGACGTGTTTTTTGACTACTTCGGCAACATGCCGTTTTGGTATCAAGGACTTTTTATAGGTGTAGTGGGCTCGATTTATGGACTCAAGGGTGTTGACTTAATGAAGAGGAAATAATGAAAATATCAGAAAACACACCTGTCTCTATGCCAATGAAAAATTTACTTAGCATAGTTTCAGCATGTTTAGTTGGTGCGTGGTTTGCTTTTACAGTAGTTGAAAGACTTAATGTAATTGAAACTGAGCAAAAGCTAATGTTATCTGATTTAGAAGCGGCAAATGAATTTATTGTAGGTGTACCTAAAGGAAATATGGTGTCACCCCAAATACAAGAATTATTTATGCTTGTAGAATTTGTTTCAAAAAATCAAGATAAATTAAAAGCAAACGTAGAAAAAGAATTACCAAATGTAAATGCTCTTCAATTAAGAGTAGAATTTTTAGAAGACCGATTAAAGAAAGCCGAAACTTTAATTGATAAATTGAGAAACAACGGCACACATCTAGGAGAATAATAAATGAAGACAGCGTTAGTAATTGCATTGCTTATGTTTACACAAGATAGTGGCGATAAGCCGTATGAGTTTATGATTACTGACTCAATAGGAAACTGTCTTGAGCTCAAGCGTGAAGCTGAGAGAAATACAAACCCTGACAGAATACGTTGGAGTTGTAAAGAAGTTATGGCTGAACTAGAGATAGTTCATGGCAAACTACACATCAATAAAATAATAGAGGAATAAAATGATTATATACGGAAAAACACCGAGTGACTGGAAAAATGAGTTGATGTTTCAAATGAAACAAAACAAATACAAAGTTATTGCATTTATCATTTACTCAGCAATCTTAATTGCAATCTAATGGCAAAAGCACCTAAGTATGGTGCTGTTGTACTTTACGAAAAAACATACAAAGGGACGTCCATAGGTCGTAGACCAAACACATCAAGCATGAATAAAAACAGGAGACGACAAGGTGGAGCAAAAAAATACAGAGGACAAGGCAGATAATATAGAAACTATATTAGATGAATTACCTAAACTCTTAGTTAAACAAGCATACAAAAAATTAAAATCAGGTGAAGACTTAACTGCTTCAGAAATGAAAGTATGTTTAGATGTATGTAAAGCATACAGTACAGACGCACTTAACAAAAAACCTGATAACATTTTAGATAGTGTGCCATTCGATACAAATGGATAAACGATTAAAAAATTTTAAAAACTTTTTGTATCTCTGTTGGCAACACTTAAATTTACCAGAACCAACAAAGGTTCAATACGATATTGCAGATTATTTACAATCAGACGAGAAGCGTCTGGTTATACAGGCGTTCAGAGGCGTAGGAAAATCTTGGATTACTTCCGCTTTTGTATGTCATCAATTACTTTTAAACCCACAAAGGAATATATTAGTTGTATCAGCGAGTAAGAGCAGGGCAGACGATTTTAGTACATTTACACAGAGACTTATTGCTGAAATGCCACTCTTACAGCATTTGCAACCCAGAGACAATCAACGTCATTCAAAGGTTAGCTTTGACGTTGCACCTGCTTTAGCGTCACACGCACCCAGTGTTAAATCAATGGGTATCACAGGACAGCTAACAGGGTCTCGTGCAGACATTATTATTGCTGATGACGTAGAGTCAGCTAATAACTCTCAGACACAATTAATGAGAGATAGGCTTAGTGAGACTGTAAAAGAATTTGACGCTATTATAAAACCTAATGTAGGTCGTATTATCTTTCTAGGTACACCACAGACAGAAATGTCTTTGTATAATAACCTAGAAGAACGTGGTTTTAGAACTAAAATATGGACTGCTTTATATCCTAACAAACAACAAACTATAGGATATGGTAATAAACTAGCTAATATTATATCAAAGGTTACTGATAAAGAAGGTAAACCTACAGACCCAGATAGATTTAATGAGATAGACCTCATGGAACGATTAAGTTCTTATGGTCGCTCAGGGTTTAACTTACAGTTTATGTTAGACACTACTATGTCTGACGCTAACAGATACCCACTAAAGCTCAATGATTTAATTGTGGTATCTGGTTGTTCTACTTGGAAAGAAGCTCCTGCTAAAATACAATGGGCTTCAGGACAAGACCAGATAAAAGCGTTAGACCCAGAGTTACCTAACGTAGGATTAAAGGGTGATTACTTTACTTCACCATTATACATGTCTAAAGAGTTTACACCGTTTGAAGGCACTATTATGTCTATAGACCCTAGTGGTCGTGGTGCTGATAAAACAGCTTATGCTGTTCTTAAAATGTTACATGGTGTGCTTTATTTAACAGATATAGGTGCGTTAGACGGTGGTTACAGTGATGATACACTGGCTAGATTGTCTAATATAGCTAAAAAACACAATGTTAATTATGTCTCCATAGAGTCAAACTTTGGTGACGGTATGGCTACAGCGTTGTTAAAACCTGTTATGGCTAAGATACACCCATGTGAAATAGAAGAAGTAAGACATAGTATACAAAAAGAAAAAAGAATTATAGATACCTTAGAGCCTATTATGAATACACATAGGCTTGTGGTGGACGAAAAGCTAATTAAAGATGATTTTAAGCTAGAACCTGACCACCAGTTATTCAGACAAATGACTAGGATAACTAGGGATAAAGGTGCATTACGGCATGATGACCAAATAGACGCATTAGCCATAGCGGCTAACGCATGGGTTGAACGTATGGATAGAGACCAAACTTTATCTTATAATCAACACAAAGAAGATAGATTGAACGCAGAGTTAGAGCGTTTCATGGAGACAGCAATAGGGCGTATACCTACAAAGGATAGTTGGATATAGTCCCCATAGTAGACAACATGAAAGGATTTGATGAAGCACAAAGGAGCAATAGTAGCGTTTTTCATAGTATATTTACTAGCTAGTTGTTTTGCTAATACAGCTAAGGCTGACAATTATCAAGAAGAGTTTATTAGTTCTATAAAAGGGTGTTTAAACGCCCATACAAAGCCCTCAGAGGCTATTGTACCTACAGACCTAGTAGTTGCTCAGGCTATAATTGAAAGCAACTGGGGTAGAAGTAGATTTGCTACAGAAGGTAACGCTTTGTTTGGAATGAGAACATTTGATTTATCAGTTCCACACATGAAACCAAAAGACAACCCTGACGTTAGGTGGGGTGTAAAGAAGTATAAAACAAAATGTGACTCAGTAGATGATTACATTTTTCTACTTTCTAATTCACACCACTACAAGGAATTTAGAGAGTTATTAAAGAATGGCGGAGACTATATACAGTTAGCTAATTCTTTAAAACCATATAGTGAAAACCAAGAATATTCTAAGCTACTTATTAAAGTAATTAGATTTGTAATGATGAGGAATACATAATGAAACCACAATGGGAAGAATACCACGAAGAGATAACTAAAGCACACGTTAAATCTGAAGAAGGATACAGAGAAGATACTTATAAATGTACCGAAGGACACCTAACAGGTGGCTACGGACATAAGATGTTAGACGGAGAAGTAGCTCCTACTACAAAAGAAGGTTGGGAAGCTATCTTTGATAAAGACTTTAACACAGCTAAAATGGGTGCAACAGAGCTCGTAGGTAGTAGTCAGAACCTAAGACCACAGGCTTTTGGTATTGTGATAGAAATGGTGTATCAAATGGGAACATTTGGTGTGTCTAAGTTCAAGAAGTTTCTTTCAGCTCTTAATCAAGAAGAGCCAGACTATGTGGTTGCGTCTAAGGAGATGTTAGACTCACGTTGGGCTAAACAAACGCCTAATAGAGCTAACCGAATGTCTGAAAGAATGGCTGAAATAGCTACCAAACATTTTGGTTAAAAAATATGAGAGGGTATATCGTACATGACGAGACGGATTTACCCCATTGACAGCCGCAAAAATCCATAGAAACAAGCCATTTTTACTATATATTCTGCGGTTTTTTTTGGTATATAGCGGATAATCTATCCTTTGCACACGTTGCGGCGTTTTCTTTTTGTTTGTTTGTGTGCTAGGGTCTATTTTTTTCTGTTTGGTCTTTGTTGGTTAAAGTTCCCATTATAGAGATAAAGGCTCTTACTCTAGCTATAGACAGAGGGACTTACTCACTAACTTATTAATTAAGGAAGGAAGACAACAACACAATGAACCACTGGGACAGGCTCGGCTTCTTTATAGATGACAACGCCAGAGCAATTACAATAATTCAATTTATAATTATAATTCTTTTAATATTCTTTTTTTAATTCATTCTTTATATTAGAAGCAGGAACGGCTAACACGCCGCCGCCTGTTTTTTTCAAAAGAGAACAAAACAAGAACGGCTAAGGTG